GAAAGCCTTTTTCAAATGCTCCATCGAATACACTACGAATCTCATTTCCCCGTTCAATGCCATTCTCCCTTGCAAACCTTACTTTGACCTCGCCGAAAAGTTCACGACATTCGTCAACGAGTTTTGCAACTGTTGGCATTGCTTGTCGATTCTGTCTGTGTAGTTCGCTCTCCATCTTTCAGTCTCTCCATAGAACTGTCCTTCTGAGTTGAAGAATAGTCCGATACGTCCCTCCCATTCGCCATGACGGTTCTTATCGCATACGAGTAAAGCGTCCACACCGTCGTCATCTTCTCCTCTTGCAATTCGTTGCTCCTTTTTCTTGTTACGCCAGATGGAAAAACATTGGTCTACTTGGTCCGTGATGGAGCCTGAACCCTTGGAGTCATACTTGCCCGGAACCTGACTCTCGTCTGCTAGTTTGCGACTGTGGTGAATCAGGTGGATGTGGATGCCAAAGTCACGAGCCATAGCCGTCACCTTATCCACGAACTCCTTCTGACCGTTGTAGTCGTCCTCATTCTTGACACACTTCATCAGCGAGTCCACTACAAAGTGGTCGATGCCCTTGCTCGCGCAATAAGCGATTACCTTTATCAGTTCGTTGGGATTGACCGTACCCTGCTGGTCATAGAGCCAGAGTTTCCCCTCTAGCCACCCGTGGAACTGCTCGATGAAGTATTCCGTTGGCTTGTCTGAACCGAGAGCCTGACGGGTCATACGGCGCAGCGTAGCAGCCGGCTTCATCTCAAACGATGCAATGCAGACGGTTCCCCCTTGAAAGAGGAAGTCCAGCATCACATGGCTAGTCATCATCGACTTGCCGTGACCATTGATACCCATCCATAGAGAGACTTCGCCCGGACGGAACCGGATGTTCTCCTGAGTTTTGGGCCACGGGAGAGTGTGCCCCTGTGCAATCGTAGGGTTCAGGAACGCATCTTTAACGTCTTCTACATAAGTGCTTGCATCGCGTACATCTGCTGCTGACTGCGGTACTTCAAAGTTCTTAAGGTCTTTGATTGTGATGAGCATGGGCTTCCTCCTGAGCCACAAGTCTGCCACAAAAAAAGTTGTTGACACCAAAAATTTTTTGCGGACAATCGGCCTTGCAGTCACACAACACGGAGGAAAAGATGGAACTGCAAGAGGTAACACGACGTATGCGTGAGCGTGTTGACACGATTCAGCGTGAACGCAATCGCATCGCAGACTTTGTGAAGGAACTGGAAGATATCTACATCAAGCATGGCAACAAGGAATCAGCCCGTGCCTGCCGAATCATCGTTGACCACCTGAGGGACTTGTGATGGACGAACTTCAATGGGAACGCGAAGCAGAACAAATCTACAAGGGCTACAAACGTGACGAACTGTTCAAAGAGTTTTTGGAGTGGTACTCAGGAGAAATCAATGCTCAATCGCCAGTCTGTGTTGCAGTCAAGCAGCGAGACTATGAAGCCGTTGGCGGACTACTATGCGAAGCGTTTGAACTCTATCTCTCCGACTGTGCTGACTACGATGCACAGCGGATTCAGGAGTGGGGATAACAAGTATGGAATCCCGATACGTTCAATCTGCTATCCCCCGAAGACTCTATTGGAAGGCGCACCTTATGACCCGCGACCGTGGTCGGGAGTTGCGAGACACCTTGAGGGGCTTCTCAATGAGTTGCATGAGTTGGAAATGCAAACGCTAACGCAAGGAGACCATCGTGATTAGAGGCTGGGTTATCTTAGGAATGCTTATCGGACTGCTTATTGCAAGTAATGCGGAGGCCGTGCAATGCTTCACTCAGACATACATCATCAACGGGCAGACAACGGTTTGCACAACGTGTGTAAACCCGAATGGCAGCAGCACGACCTCGTGCCTGTAGCCTGCCCAAAATGCGGTAGCGATGAGGATTACGACTACTACCTTGAATGGGGTACAGTTGACCACTACCACTGCCAATGCTCATGTGGCTATGAATGGCACACCATAGGACTATACAAGTGAAATACGCAGAACTCAGGAAGATTGACGTAAGCAAGTACGTCGAGAAGAAGAACGGCCTTAGTTACCTTTCGTGGGCATGGGCTGTAGACCAGTTGCTTATGCAAGACCCTACTGCAACGTGGGAATACGCAGAGCCGCGCATGTTTGGCAATACGATGATGGTCTTCTGCACGGTTACTGCTTTTGGCGTGTCTCGAACGGCACAGTTGCCGGTTATGAATCACCGTAATCAAGCAGTCGATAACCCCGATTCGTTTCAAGTCAACACGGCTATGCAACGCGCTCTGGCGAAGGCTATCGCCCTGCACGGTCTTGGCCTGTATATCTACAACGGTGAGGACTTGCCTCCTTCTGAGGATGACAACGCCACCCTGACCGACGAGGACTGCGAGAAGATTGAGAAACTCGCGGCAGAAGTAGGCTCGTCAGCAGACAAGATTTGTGCCTTCTACAAGGTCGAGTCCTTGAAGCAGATTCCGCGCATGAAGTACGGCAGCATCATTGCTACCCTCAACAAGAAGAGGCTTACCAAGAATGAGGGTGTTCAGTCTAACGAGTGAGGGCGACTGCCTTGGAGAGATTAGCCTGATTCTGCTGCACAAGGAGTATGACCAAAAGGAGTTGCAGCAACGCAAGGTCAAGACCCTGACAGGCATCTCTCTTAGGTGGTTTGCAAAGATTCAGGTACAGAGGTTTGTACACACAAAGAAAGGATACAGGTCGAAGTGGACTAGGGATGCTCTGGTGGATTGGGTTACCGGAACGCTCTATACGCTAGAAGGTGAGTGCTACAGCAGCGAACAGTTGAAGATAGTAGAGACTGACGAGGAACCGTATTGCTCTATACGAGATATGGTTCAGAACTTTGAATATGGAAGAGGAAGTGAATATGAAATCGGTTCAGACTGACTACGCGATGCTTCTGCTTACGATTGAGAAGCACATTAAGAAGGCGCATAGTGATTGCCTAAAGAAGCAATGGTCTGATGCAACAGACAACGTGGTTATTGCCGATGCTTACTGTGAAGTACTGACCAAGTGGCTGAAGAACCAGAATGACGGTGAGCAGGGAAAGTTTGAGGAAATGAATGTCCAAGACGTATGAGTGCTATCGAATCATCGATAAACTCCAAGACCGTGAGGCTTACACAAAGTACGACATTGCTCACGAACTTGGCATTCACCACAAGACCGCACAAGTTCATTTGCGTCAGTTGTGGACGCTAGAACTGATTTATATCTGCGGATGGGACAGGGAGTCTACGATGTTCATCCCTGCTTACAGATGGGGCAACAAGCCAGATGTTAAGAGACCAGCAGCAAGAACTGGAGCAGAGAAAGCCAGAGAGTATCGTGCACGGGTGTCACAACAGAAAGCCCTTCAAAAAGTTCCTCAAGGTTCAGGACGGGTGGCATGACTCTGGACTCAGAAGGCTGAAGACCATACCGTTCCGTATGGCTGAACAATGTATGTATGACCTAAAGACAACAGATGAAGGATGCAGAGAATGCAAATGGATATAGCGGAAATGGCGAGGCAATGTGACATTCACAGAATCACTCCATTGACCCCAGCAATGATTAACTCTTTAAGGAGTTTTGCACAGATGGTCGGCGGCAAGGAATCGTGCCTTGCGATTATCGAGCGTAGGGCAAGTGAGACCAATAGCCCACCGATGAAAAGCGCACTCTTGGCAGCAGCAGAGGAGATTCGGAATGACTAAGGTCACGATTGAACTTGAGTACGAACAGATTGACGCGATTGTTTCCAAGGAACTGAAGGAACAAATTGAGATGGTGTTCCGTGACAACAATAAAGCGAACCTTGAATACAACGAGCGCCTGCTTGAGGGTTTGTTTATGGTGTATGACTACTACGCCGGAGAAGATGCCGTTAAGGAGTTAAAAGATGAGATTGGTTAAACAGTTCTTGAGTGACCTATGGCTGGCATTCGGGGTGCTTGGAATGGCTATTGGTCTAGCGGCCCCGTTTGGAATGATTGCTTATCTTATCTACTGGATGCTTTCGTGACTGAAATTGAACTTGTCCAAGGTAGTCAGGAATGGTTAGACTTCCGTAGGACAAAGCGAATGGCATCAGAGACTCCCGCCATTATGGGATTGTCTCCGTGGCAAAAGCCTAAAGATATCCTCAAGGCAAAGAGAGGCGAGGATGCGAAAGCGAATTACGCGATGCGTCGAGGGCAAGAACTTGAGCCGGTGGCGCGTGACGTATATCAAGGAATCGTTGGCCTACTTCGCCCTGCCGTGTTCGTGGCTGGCGATTATGGTGCTAGCCTTGATGGTATCGACCTGTTCAATGAACTGATAGTCGAAATCAAATGCCCGATGAAGGGCAAAGCCTCAGACCTCTGGAAGCAAGCAGAGAATGGGGAAATCCCGTCACACTATGCAATGCAGATGCAGCATCAGATGATGGTTACAGGCATTCCTGTGGCGCATCTATGGGTGTTTGACGGCAAAGAAGGTATCGCAGTACCACTTAACGCTGACGAACAGAAGTTCGTTGACATTCGTTCCGCATGGGACACTTTTTGGAGTGAGAACTTTGAATAAAGTAATTATCTGTGGCCGCACAGGACAAGACCCTAACGTGAAGCACACAACGGATGGTGGTCAAGTGACTTCCTTTTCTATCGCTACTACTAACGTAGCAAACCGCAACGGTGAGAAGAAGGAGTCAACTGAATGGCACAACTGCGTAGCCTTTGGTCGCACGGCAGAGATTGCAGGGCAGTATGTTAAGAAGGGCACTCAGGTGCTTATCGAAGGTTCTCTGCGTACTAGCAAGTACAAGGACAAGGAAGGCAATGACCGTCAATCGACTAACATCGTGGTTAATCAGTTGACCCTGCTGGGTGGCAAGTCCGAGTCCAAGGAACAGTTCCAAAAGGGCGATAAGGATTATGGCGATTCAGACGTCCCGTTCTGATGTATATAATTACTTGAGATAATTATGACTGAGAATACATACACACTGTTTGATGATGTGAAGCGGTTTATGAATGCCGCAGAACAAAATCCAGATGAAGCAACAGCCAATCTTTACCTAAATCTTATCAATGAAGAGATGAATGAATTTAGTGAGGCTGTCGAGGGGGGCAATGATGTTGCCACTTTGGATGCAATCTGCGACACAATTTGGGTATTGATTGGTTACGCTCACTCAAAGGGATATCCAATTGATATGGCTTGGGATGCTGTGGCCTTGTCCAATTTTTCAAAATGCATTACACTTGACGGCAAGTTAACAACCGTTAAGAGAGAAGATGGAAAAGTCATTAAGGGGCCATACTTTAAGCCGCCCAAAATTCGAGAGTTGCTGCGAGAGTCCGGTTTTACCTGCTAAGGCTAAAGACCACACCGGAGCAAGGTATGGCTTTTTGACTGCCATAAGATATGTCGGCAAGGACGAAAACGGTAAATCCGTTTGGCTTTGCAGATGTGACTGTGGGGTTGAAAAGCCATACAAAGCAAATTTGCTTGTTACGAAAAAAGCAACAAGTTGCGGATTGTGCTCAAAGAGGCACAACGCAAGTCTAAGAAAACTTCCTTTGCGAGGCACTTCGCTTTATAGGAAGTACTACAAAATGATTAATAGATGCCACAGTCCCAATAGCCCATTCTGGGGGAACTATGGAGGCAGAGGCATTTACGTTTGCGACAGATGGCGGCAGAGTTTCGATGCGTTTGTTGAGGATATGGGCATACCAGAGTCTGGAATGACCTTGGAGAGGATTGACAATGATGGCCCCTATTCGCCAGAAAACTGCAAGTGGGCAACCTACAAAGAGCAAAACAGAAATAGAAGAAACAACACAAAAATAACCATAAATGGGGAAACAAAAACAATCAGCGAATGGGCTGAAGATATTGGTGTGTCTGTTCAGGCAATTTCTTACAGATTGAGAGTTGGCTACTCGCAAGAGGATGCAATTAAAAAACCATTCAGGAACTTTAAGAGATGAACTCGCCAATCGTGGTATGCAGCACAAGCGGTAGGTGCGTTCCCGTACTCGCCGCCTCTATCAAGGCTTATGCACCAAATCATCCGGTGCTATGGTCTCGTAGGAGCGGCGAAGCGGATTTTGGGAACGAGACTAAATATCATTGCAACTATGGGAAATCTTTCGGAGAGTCGTATAACAACGCTATACAGGCAGCGTTTGATATATGGCCCTGTGAGACGCTTTACATTGCAAACGATGACGTAGTCCTAACCCCTACTACCATTTCTGACTTTGAACGCGATACAGAGGCTCTCAGCGAGTTTAAGGTAGGTTTGCTAGGAGCAAGGAGTGATTTCGTACTGTGGCCGCAGAATATACGGTCTACAGTTGAGAATGATTCTCGTTTAGGTATTCAGTGGGCTAGCGAGAGGTCAATCAAAGAGGTCGGAGTTATAGCCCCAATATTCGCACAAATCAGTCGGGAAGTCTGGAGTACAGGGGTCAGGATTCCACCAATAAACTGGTACAGCGATAATGTCTGGTGTCACGACC